TTCACACAACTTATCTCACCAAACAAGAATCTATCGACGGCGTCAAAGCTTGGATGCTTGGGGAAGAGCTTATTCAAGACGCTCTCCCGCATTGGACGCCTTCCCAACGCGAAATGCTTCTAACCGGGATGAGCGACGAAGAATGGGACGAACTCTTCCCGCCCGAGGCGGGCTCTGAAGATGAATGAAGCTTTTCGCAAACACGTCACCCGCGTCTCTTTCAACTTATCTCTATCAAAAACCCACCTTTGGGCGCTCTGGGCAATCAAAACAAATCCTTGGGGCGCACGTCGCGATGACGCATCTCTAGCCGCTTTTGATATTCGTAACGACTCATTTGTTACCGGCTATCGAGGGCTCGAAAACCGGGGTCTCGCTCTTCATATTGAAGGGGAGTTATGCGCAAACGGTTTTCGTAAAGGCGGAAACTTTATTTTGACCGAAGCCGGCGAAAAGGTATATGATCTTTGCGTCATTGCTGGTCTCATTCCCGAAGAGCTTAACGAGAACGACGAAGTTATTGAGGATAAAAGCGGTGCCGCTTAGCTTTCAAAACTCTCGCTACACGCGCGAACGCCACGGGGACCTTGACAAGGCCAACGAAACGCTTTCGCAACCCGAAGCTACCCATACTCGAGTTCTCCATCCAACCAAAGGTTTTCGACGCATTTCGCTGCGCCGCTCTCTCATGGCCACCCCGAAGCGTCAAACTGGTATCTTAAGTTGGATGTCAAAGCAACTCGCTTGGGCTGATCGCGTCTTTAAGAAAGGCTCCCTGAAATGAACGTAACCGAAACGGTTAAATCTCTCGTAAGTTCGAAAACACAACCCCTCACCCCAAGTGGCGACGCGGCTCGCGCCCAAGAAGGACTCGACGCCATACAACGGATGATGCACGAACTCGAAGGCCAAAAAACAACCATCACGTCGCTCCAAACACAACTCCACGAGCGCAATCGAGAACTCGCCAATGAACATGACGAACGGCTTCGCTTACAAAACGAACGCGATGCGGCTTTGCGTTCTTTAGTCAAGCTCGAAGCGCTTTTCGAAACGATTGGCCGCATGACGAACACAGCCAAGCAGATCGTCGAAGATCCTCTTGACAACGGAGACTCTGCCGACGCGGCCAAACTCATCTCAAGCTTATCGGCTACAAGAGAGGAGCCTAGTCAGTGAAATTTTACGCAATTCTTCACACACCAACCGGGAACTATATGCCCAGCCGAAAAGTTGTCACCTTCGACATGATAGCTGAAGAGCTAGTTGAAGCATGAACGGCCCTTGGACAGAGGAAGAGAAAGCTCGTCTTAAGCACGAGATCGAAACCTTACGCCTAACCGCTAGCGAGATTGCTTTGCGTCACGATCGAACTCGCAACTCCATCTTAGGCAAAGCCCACAAGCTCGGAATAATTTGGGGTCGTTCCGAAGAAGAGCTTTCTCAGATCCTTCGCATCAAGGGCGCCGGGCGCAAAGCTCGAGGAATAGCAAAACGAAAGCGCGCCGCAGCTAGACGTCTTAAGGAGACCCAAAATGGGTGACACAAAGAACATACCACTAAGCGGGTTCGATCCGCGCTTTCGGGAACTCCTCTTGCGGGGTACTTTCGAACGCTTTGAGATCCCTTGTGGCACGGAGAGGCGAGCCCACCGCTTACAATCCCAACTTTGTACGTTTCGAAGCCGCTCAAAGAAAGAACGTTTCGAAGAGAAAGAAGCATGGGAACCTCTCTACGGAACTGTAGTTTCCAAAAAAGGAGATGACTCTTCAACTCTCGTACTTTACCCACGCGTTAGCGAATTCGACGATGTTCTCAACACTGTCTCGGGAACGGCACTTCCTACTCTCAAATCTGACCCCCTGGAGGAGCTTGAAAATGACTGAACCCAAAAGCGCTTTCGCCGATCCCAAGCTCGATGCTGCAGCCGATGCTGAAACCGAATACAAGGGTCTCGAAGCCCTCAAAACATTAATCAAAGGAATGGGTCCCAAAGACCACGCATATCTCCAATTTGTTGCGTACTCTGAAGTTATTCGTCAAGGCAAAGATGTCAATAGAGATTTGCAAAATGACTTTGGCGATGCTGTCTTCGGTGTAATGCAAAACTTGATAACGATATCTCTAGTGAAGTTGCTTTTACAAGCAGCCGATAGAGAAGGAGCACTAGACGCTAACAATCGAGGCTTTCAAATGATGGCCATGGCTTACAAAGCCAGCCGGGAAGCCTACGACAAAAATCAAGCTAACATGGCAAAGTTGGCCCTGCGTTTCGAAGAAGAAATGGAGACCTCGAAGATAGGGGGTTGACACAACGGGCAAAAAATGTTACATTTACTGCCCCTAGTAAGAAAAGGTCTATTCAAAAATGGCACGTCCTCGCAATCCTGAGCTTAGAGCAAACTACAAGCTCTCAATCCCGGCTCCTCTTGCTGCTGAGGTGGACCTACTTTTGATAGATCCCATTACTCGCAAGCCTAAGTACGGCGCCCGTTCGAAGCTTATTGCAGCGCTTCTAAGAAATTGGCTCGCCACCTATCACGACGGGCTAAACGTAAGTCCAGCCGTGCCCACTGTTGCTGAACTCATCGCAGACTAACCGGGAGCTAAGATGCCTGAAGTTAATGAAGTTTACTCAGAAACAGACCAACTCGACATTGCCGGCTTGCACGCACGACGTGAAGAGCTTCTAGCTGCTTGTCCCGAAGCCGACTATACAAACTTAAGCGATGATTCTCTCACCGAATTGCTCGCTATAACCCGCTCGCTACGTAGGCGAAGTGCTCCCTCCACTAGGAAGAAATCCGCATCTCCGCCACCTCCTCAAGACAATTCGGATTTGCTATGATCAAAAATTTCCCCACCATTATCTTCTTATGTGGCCCCACAAACGTTGGCAAATCTGCTATTGCCTCTCACCTAAGCTTCGATCACCCTGAAATCAAGCACTGCTCGCTTGAACAACCAATTCGCGACGCCGTGCGCGGCACTTTTTTCGAAGCCGACCCTTCAATTGTCTTCGATAGGTTTGGAGTAGACTTACAACTACCCAGCTTCAAAAACCATTTCTACTCTTCTTACAAAGAAAAGTACATCGGGTTTCTTCGAAAAACTTTAGGAGAGGACGTCCTTGCTAGGATTTTCCTAGCGAACCAGATTGACGACTTAGGATGGTTCTCAACTTTCATTATCGACGACGTTGTGTGGGCAAGAATATATGACGTGCAGGCTATTGTACGAAAAATTGGCGTTGAGAACTGTCTGAACGTTTTCATTAAACGAGGTGCTTTACCTTACCACAACTACGAAAGTGCTTTGGGAAAAGCATCCCCAACTATCCTTTTCGAAAATAACTTCGCTACGCTTGGCGAAGCAACTTACGCCCTTACTCGTGCTATCCAAAAGTTTTACAACACCTCCGAAATACCCACTCCCACTCACACTGCTCCCTCAACTTCCAACTAAAAAGGTTTCGCTATGCTAGAGCTAGTTCCCATTTTCCCGGCTAACATCGACTCGACTATGCGCAGTTCTTTCATTGAATGCCCGCAAAAGTTCTTTCGTGAGTTCATCTTAGGCTTGCGCCCCAAGGAGCTATCTATCCACCTACACGCAGGAGGCTGTTTCGCCGATGCCATCGAGTGCGTGTATCGAGAATTCTGGATCACCCGACGTCCTCTCGAAGAATGTCTCGCTATCGCACATGCTAGGTTCTTCTTTGCTTGGGGAGACGTCATCCCGCACCTCCCTTCTATTCCCAAAACCAAAGATCGGGTTTGGGAAGCAGTCGAAAGCTACTTCACTACCTACCCTCCCATTACCGACGCCGTGCAGCCCTTCATTTGGAACGGCGAGCCGACGATGGAATTTACGTTTGCAATTCCTCTTTTAGAAGAGGACGGTTTCCCTCTTCACCCCGTGTCCGGCGAGCCCTTCTTTTACTCTGGCCGCTTTGATATGCTCGGTACCTATCATAACTTCCCCATCGTCCGAGACGAAAAGACAACTACTTCGATCGGCAACAAATGGTCTGAAGGTTGGGACTTGCGCGGTCAGTTCCTCGGTTACGTATGGGCTTGCCAGCAAAGCGGCATTCAACTCGACCAAGCTTGCGTTCGAGGCGTTGGCATCTTAAAGAACTCAATCAATCATGCCGAAGCTTTCAAACAATACTCGAAGTGGATGATCGAGCGTTGGGTTGAACAACTCCGTCGGGACCTACACCGCATGGTCGCCGCGTGGAAAGAGTTTTATTGGGATTGGAACTTCGGGGATGCCTGCTCGCGATATGGCGGCTGCGACTTCAAAGCGCTTTGCACTTCACCCAAACCCGAGCGATGGCTGAACGACTATCATGTAGTGCGTTGGAATCCTCTCTTGAAGAACCCAACCGAGGAAAAGGTGCTTGTTCATGTCTAAAGTAAACCGAAGAGAAGCCAAACACTATTGGAGTGGTCTATATCCCGAGTTTGAATACTTCAAGACGCTTGTTGGCGACGCAGGATGGGAGCTTTAGTTATGGAAGCCGAACTTCAAAACGTCTGGAATGTGTTTGAAATTCTTTGCGTAGGCGGAGTTGCCTACGTGATCTATCGAGTTATGATTGGATGAAAATCAACCAGGAAACAACTCCCCACTATCCATCAGCTCATGCTTACGAAAAAGCGGGCGAACGTCTGGTTCTCCTCCGCACCCCATCTCATTTGGGACTTACTTTTGAGTTTGCTGCTGCTTTGCACGAACGACTTGGTAAAGCGCTTGCTGCTGCAGCATCTCCGTTAGCTCTTGAAGAAGGCCCCTATGTGCTAGGCGAAGCCCAAATTTATGAAAAGGAGAAACACCCCCGAGCAGCTTACCTGCGTGCAATACGAAAAGCCAAACCTCCAACTGACAATTCTGATCTCTTGTAAGGAACCAAAATGATGGCAGAAGACCGCGATCTTGAAATATCCGAAGTTGCCAATGGTTACTTGGTAAAAACTTGGACAAAAGAATACAACGACTCGAAGGAAGAAACTCGTTGCTTCGAGTCCTACACAAATCTCGAACACTACCTGCAAACCTACTACAGCAGTCACGAGAAAAAAATCAACCCACACCTGCACGATGCTCGTGTTCAAGAAGAAGCAGCCCCAACTCACAAACCTGGTGGAGTTAGAAAGATATGATCTTATACCCTCCATCAACTTTAATTATCGGCCCCGCCGGCACCGGGAAGACCTCCGCTATTGCCACTTTATTAAAAACGGGCCTCAACGTCCGTATGCTTTGCTTCGAACCTTCCTCTCCCAGTCGAGTTATCCAACGCTGCAAAGCCACACGAGTTGACTACTCGAAATTCGATTGGCAACATGTCTCCCCGGCTATGCCAACTTGGGACGCTCTCTTTCAGTCCGCGAAGCTTATCAACACCCTTACGATCAAAGACATGGCGGAACTCAACACGGGCATTGCCAAATCCGACGGCACACAGTGGATGAAAATGCTCCACGGTATCGCCAACTTTACATCAGAGCGTACTGGCGAAGACCTAGGGGACGCCACTGAATGGGGGAGCGATTGCGCGTTCGTTATGGACGGCCTCACTGGTATCAGCACCATGTCCCGGAATCTCACTGTTGGCCTCAAGCCAAACCCTAATATTGGCGAGTGGGGGATCATGCAATCGAACATCCTCAATCTCATGGGGAAGCTTTGCGGGGATTGCAAATCCTACTTCGTTCTTCTTGGACATGTCGACCGAGGCGAGAATGCAATCACCGGCTTATCCCAAATCAACGTCTCTACTCTCGGAGCCAAACTAGGCCCGAAGCTTCCCCCGCTCTTCACGAACGTGGTATACGCGAAGAAAGAGACAACAGAATTCTTCTGGTCGACTGCTGATACTGGTGTCGATACGAAGAATGGGGACCTCCCTCTTGGAGACCACCTCGACCCCTCCTTTGAGCCCATCGTCACAGGATATCGTGAACACTTGAAGGAGCCCGACGAAGTAACTCCACAAATTACTTCACAACCTCAACCCACCACCCAATTGGTGTAACAAAGGACTTCTAAATTATGACGTTTTCCGCAGAAGATTTCGCCTCCCAACAAGTCGAGCCACTCTCGACAACAGTCCTCTTGGTTCCCGAAGGGGAGTACAAGATGTTGTTCGACGCTGATCCCAAGATGATCATCCCGAATGAAATCAAGTTCAACGACAAGAATACCGGCGAGGCCCGGAGCTTTTTCCAACTCCAACTCACCTGTATCGTTCTTGATGACAAACTTCGTCAACGTTTCGAACGGGACAAAGTCACATGTCGGGCGCCGGTCGGGCTTGACTTGAACGACGAAGGAAACGCGCTTTCCACCAGCGAAGGCAAGAACGTCTTTCTCGGGCAAATCAGGACAGCTCTTGAACAAAACACTCCCGGTTGGACGGCACAGCAACTTCTCGGCGCCGGTCCTTTCGTCGGCAAGGTCACTCACTCGTCCAAAAAGAATGACCCTTCGGTGAAGTACGCCAACGTAACGGCGATTGCTCCGGTCGTTTAATTTCAACTTGAGGGGGGCACTTCGCCCCCTTCTTTTGCGAGGCTATGATGCTGATTGCTATCGAAGAAATTGAGATCCGGGACCGCCAGCGCGAAATCTCCCCGCCTACCGTGAAGCAGCTTTGCGACTCGATCCGAAGTAAAGGACTTCTTCACGCGCCAGTTCTAGCTACCGATTCCGAAACCGCCCAGCAGTTTCTCTTAGTTGGGATGCACCGCCTCGAAGCGATGAGGCTCCTACACGAAGAGAAGCTTCCATTTCTATTTGATAACGAGCTGGTTCCTTTCGGCTTCGTTCCTTTCGTAAACGTCGCTGACTTAAGTGACGCCGATTTGATGGAAGCTGAGCTTGAAGAAAATATCATTCGAGCTGATTTAAATTGGCATGATCGATCTCAAGCTTTAGCGGGTATTCACAAGCGACGTGTCGCAGAAAACCCTGGACAAACCTACCCCCAAACGGCTGAAGTTCTGATTGAGAAAGGTGACACGCGCCACCCTCTCCACATTCGCAAAGAAATAAAACAAGCTACTATTCTCGCTGAAAACTTGCATCGTCCAGCCGTCGCTAAAGCTCGTAATGCTACCGAAGCTTATGGCATTTTTATGAAAGAAGAAGAAGCCAAGCTCGAAGCTGAGGTTATCAAGCGACGGAAGTTAGCAGCTCCCGAAGCCCCCAGTTTCATTGGCGTAACACATGGGTCTATGTATGATGTACTCCCCACTTTGGAGAGCGGTCTCGCCGATCTGGTGTTTGCGGATCCTCCGTATGGGATCAGTGCTGATACTGGAGGGTTTCGTAGTCGTACTGTTGAGCATCACAATTACGACGACAGCCCTGAAGCTGCTCTCAATGCTATGAAGTTTATTCTCGTGGAGACGTTTCGTTTGACGAAACCGCGAGCGAACTTGTTTATGTTTGGCGACGTGGATTACTTCGCGTTCTTCAAAGACCAAGCTGCATCTATGGGGTGGAAGCCTTTCCGAACTCCTTTGATTTGGCAAAAATCTGAAACCGAAGGTTTAGCCCCTTGGGGTAGAGAAGGTCCTCGACGCACATATGAAATGATCTTCTTCGCCACGAAGGGTAACAAGGGACTCCTTCAATCCCCCACAGATACCCTCACACATAAGCGCGTGTCGAGATCGAAGCGTCGCTACGGTCCAGAGAAACCTGTCTCACTCCTCGAAGAGCTAATCGGGGTCTCAACAATGCCGGGGGATTTTGTCCTCGACCCGTGTTGCGGAAGCGGCTCCACCTTAATAGCTTGTCGACATCTTGATAGAAGAGCCCTCGGAATTGAAATCGATGAAGCAGCTTACAACCTCGCGCTGATTGCGGCTGAGCGAGATCCCGAAGAGAAACCCGTTGATGTGATTGAGGAGGACTTGCTATGACCGACAACTATGGGATAACTGAGGATGTGACTCGTTTTCTTAAAACATATCTCATCCACGAAGCTAATGCTGAAGATTATGATAAGCACTCAATTCATAACATGAGCCCAGCAACAGTTCTTGATTGTCAAAACTTAGCTCATGAGCTAATCAACAAGATCGCTCAACTTCAAGGACAAGATACTAATGAGTGAAGATTGCTGGTTCGGAACTTCAGGCCCTCGGGATGCCGACATCATGCTTGTCGGCGAAGCTTGGGGAGATCGTGAAGCCTACAACAAGCGACCCTTTATTGACCACATTCCCGGCACCTCTGGTTCCGAATTAACCCGTATGTTAAACAAGGCCGGCTTCGATCGTTCAAAATTCTTCCTAACGAACGTTGTTCCAGCTCAACCCCCTGGTAACAAGCTATGGCATTTCTTCTACCCGGCTAAAGAGAAACCCGACCTAATGGTCGCGGGTCTTCATCCAAAACCTATCATGATGATGGGCATGGAGAACTTATTCGAACAAATCCGGCGCGTCAAACCGAAACTTATTATCGCAGCAGGGAACTACTCGCTATGGGCTTTAACCCGTCTCACCGGAAACACGCTCAAGGGGGAAGATGCTGGACGACGTACACCTACCGGAATTATGTCTTGGCGTGGCTCGCAAATATACACCCAAAGTATTCCCGAAGATATATGCGGTATCAAACTCCTCCCCGTTATCCACCCTGCAGCTATTATGCGAGCTTGGGGAAATCGCGAGGTAACCATTCACGACTTTCGCGAGCGCATCCCACTAGCGTTGAAAGATAATTGGCGCCCTCAAGGTCGAGTTATAAAAGCTCCCCCTACGTATGACTTCGCTATCGCCAAGCTAGACGTCTGGCTCCATAAGGTTACTTCCGGAGAGAAGCTTCGCTTGGTAAACGACATCGAAACAAGTCGCGCCCTCATAACATGCGTGGGTTTCGCTGACTCTCCTAAGTTCGCCATGACCATCCCCTTCATTAACCTCGTGGGAAAATCTTTCACTTCTTGGTGGAACGAGAAACAAGAATATGAAATCGTTAGTAGAATTCGTCGACTTCTCAGCCACCCTAACTGTCTCGTTGAGGGGCAAAATTATCTTTACGATACCCAGTACTTCCAACGCCACCTCGCCCTTACCCCCAACCTCGATTTCGACTCGATGTGGGCACATCATCTACTCTTTCCTGGCACTCCCAAAGGGCTCGACTACCTATCGAGCTTGTACTGCGAACACCACTGGTACTGGAAGGATGACAATAAGGAGTGGGATCTTAAGGGAGACCTAATAACTCACCTCGAATACAACGCCGAAGATTGCTTGCGCAACTACGAAGTGAATACTGTTCTTCGAGAACTCATCGTTAAGCTGAAGATGGAATCCCAATGGAGAGAGCAACAAGAATTTGGCGGGTTAAGTCTTCGAATGATGAACCGAGGCGTCCGCATCGATCGGGAACGACGAGCTGTGTTAGCTTTAGAGTTATTAACCGCAGCCTCTAACATGGGTGTGTGGTTCGATGCTCGTATTCCCCAAGAGCTATTCCAGACGAAGGCAAAGAAACCTACTCCTTGGTATCGCTCCCCAAAGCAACAGCTTACATTCTTCAAAGACGATCTGGGTTTCAAAATCCCAAGAGATCGCAAGACGAAACAACCCACACTTGGGAAAGAAGCTTTTAACCAACTTAAAGGGTCTCATCCAGAATTTATTAATTTGTTTGATGCACTTAAGAACTTTCGATCTCTTCGGGTTTTTAGATCCAATTTTGTTGCGAAATCTCTCGATCACGACGATCGAATGCGTTGCATGTACGGTAAAACCGCAACCTTTCGTTGGACGGCGTCCGAGAACGCTTTTGGTACAGGTGCCAACTTACAAGCAATCCCTGAAGGAGAAGAAGACTGATGGCCCACACGGTTTCTCACGGAATAGCTTTTGGCGCGAACCTTCAAATCTACAAACTACATGAAGACGCTAAAGCTCCCGAACGGGCGTACAGCCAAGCGGCTGGGTATGATATCTTCGCCTACACAAAGAACCCCGACGGTAAACTTCAAACCATTACCGTGGCGCCGCACGCAACACGAAAAGTTCACACAGGGATATCAATCAAAGCTCCTCAATTTCACCTATGTTTAGCGTGCTCTCGCTCGGGGCTAGCTTCCCGCGGGATTTTCCTCGCTAACGCCCCTGGGGTTATCGACCCCGATTACACCGGCGAGATCATTTGCCTTGTCCACAACTCTTCGAGTCAACCGGCGTACATCAAACATGAAGACCGAATTGCTCAGCTCCTCATCGTGCCTTGCATTACTGTACCAGTGCTTGAAGTCTCTGAAGCTTTCGATGATACAGACCGCGGGAATAAAGGATTTGGGAGTACTGGAGCATGAACACAGGCAACACCGGCCCACTCCCTAAAGATATAACAGCCGTTGGAACCAGAGTTGATATCTTTTGTTGGGATGAGCTTCCGCACAAACTTCGAGCAGCACTAAACTACGCTAGTTATAATTTCTCTTCCGAAGCTGCGCTATCCGGAATAAACCAAGGTATACCTGAAAGCCGGATTCTAATCAATTTGGAGAACATAGAACATCGTCTCGACGCAGCAACTCGCGAAATCTACAAGTCTTTCATCGGGCAAAAGGAGCACCTCGACCCGTCCGATCCAACTAAACTGAGGACACAGGTGCCCCTCACGAGAAAGGGACTCTCTAAGATGAAATAGTTCGTTTCTAAGACGCAATTCAGATTAGCTCTCCTCGTTGCGTCTCTTTGTGGAACGGGGGGAAGAATCAACAGCCTCGGTTCTTCCCCTCACTTTAATCGAGGACTCCTATGGAACTACACACACTACCAAACATTAAGAAGATTTTTGTTCCAGACCCCGGCTACATGATATTCGATGCAGACCTGAAAGGGGCCGATGCTCAAGTTGTGGCCGCTGAAGCCAATGACATAGACTTACGAAAAGCTTTCAAAGAAGGGCTTGACATCCATCACAAGAACGCAACAGACTTGTGGCAAGAAGACTTCACCTGCATTGATCCAGAAACTTATAAGTATGCAAAGAAACGAAAAGAGTGCAAGCAAGGCGTCCATTTGACTAATTACGGTGGCAGTGCTCGAGCTATGGCTATGGTGTTGGGTTGGAAAATCTCAGCTGCAAATGAGTTTCAAGAACACTGGTTTCATCTCCATCCCGGCATTCGCGAATGGCAGCATCGAGTAGACGCACGGCTCCACCTAGACAAAACAGCTTGGAATAAATTCGGCTACCGCATTATATACTTCGATCGCGTTGGGTCACTTCTCCCGGAAGCTCTTGCTTGGGGTCCTCAATCAACCGTAGCCCTGGTTTGCTTTAAGGGAGCTATTCAACTTGAGAAGCATTGTCCCTATGTGGAGATCCTACTTCAAGTTCATGACAACTTAGTCTTTCAAGTTCCTTTCAAGTACGCCGACGATATAGCCCGATTACAAGAAGGTTTACGAATTCCCGTGCCATATGATGATCCTCTTCTTATAAACTGGGACATCAAGCGCAGCGAAAAGTCTTGGGGGGACTGCGCTAAAATTAACTTTTTGTAATACAGGGGGCAGTAAACAACACATTTTTTGCCCCCTTAATGGGAATTATATTGTGGCGCGGAACTTCAAGAATTGGCTTCAAGCCTACATGGAATATACTCAAGCGTCCGAAGCCCCGGATAGCTTCCATCTCTGGACGGGCGTTGGCACTATAGCAGGAGCGTTGCGACGTAAGGTCTGGCGGGACGAACTTATCTTCCAATGGGTGCCTAACTTCTACATCATCTTAGTCGGGCCTGCTGGAGTAGCTCAAAAGTCCACCACGGTTAACCTCGGAGTTAATCTATTACGCAAGATCGAGGGCATTAAGTTCGGGCAAGATTCGGGCTCCTGGCAAGCTCTCGGAGACGCCCTATCTGAAAGTACCGAGTATTTCGAAATACCAGGAGCCCCGGAGGGTGAGCTTGAAGTAATGAGTTCGATTACAATCGCCGCTAGTGAACTAGGAACCTTTTTTAGACCGGATGATGAACATGCGATTTCCTTCCTTACAGACATTTGGGACGGCAAAAAACGACCCTATACGCACCGAACAGTTGGCCGTGGAACGGTCGAAGTCCCAAACCCTCTCCTCAACATCATTGGGGCTACCACCCCCGAGTGGATTCAGCGGAATGTCCCCGCATCCCTCATTGGGGAGGGTCTTATGTCACGGATTGTGTTCGTCTTCGGCAGTAAGAAGCGTCGCTTATCGGCCCTCCCTTCTAAGAGAATTAAGAACGCGCGCTTCAAAGAACTCGAAACTCTTCTAGTAGAGGACTTAAGTGAGATAGCAACTCTAGTGGGGAACTATGAGTTCGAGCCTTGTGTAGATCGGGACGGAGGTTGGATGGAGACCTGGTATCATCGCCACAATACCGAGCGTCCCGTGCATTTGGCAAGCACTCGTCACGATGCCTATCTCGCGCGTAAACAAACCCATTTGGTTAAGCTAGCAATGATCCTCAGCGCAGCCAAGCACTCCGAGATGGTGATCCATCAAAAGGAACTTGAAGAAGCTACTGATCTTCTCGCGACAGCCGAAGACTCCCAAAGCAAGGTTTTCGAGGCAATCGGATTTGTCGATGGGGCTCGCCATGTAGGAGAAATCGTTGCTTTTGTGCAAGCTCATGAGTGGATGACATCTGACGACATATGGAAAAAAGTTATGAATTTGATGTCACAGAAGGATTTTGAAGAAGCGCTTAAGTCCGCCGTTCGGGGTGGCATACTCGATAGTGAAAGGAGAGGTGGAACCCTAGGAGTTAAATGCAGACCCTCAACAATAAACTAAAAGAAGGATCAACTGAATGAGCTTTGTTTATCTCGCATCACCTTACACCCACAACGAGCCATCAATGATGGAAGCTCGTTATATTCAAACTCGCTGCGCCGTCGCCGAACTTCTCATCAATAAGGTATCAGTTTACTCGCCAATCGTCCACTGCCATAGTCTTGCTAAGCGTCACAATCTTCCCAAAGACGCTGAATTTTGGGCGTGGTACAATTTCTCAATGCTCGGACGTGCTTTAGAGATGTGGGTCTTAACTTTCGACGGGTGGGAGGACTCCGTGGGTGTTCAAGGAGAGGTGGATTTTGCTGACGAGCACAGCATTCCCATCAAATACCTCTCCCTGAACAAAATATACAGCGGCGACTTTATCGGACCTTCCGAATCGTAACATTCGGATCGACCATCAAACGTTGAATTTCTTGCGAGATTGGGATATCACTCTTATTGTTTGGTATCCCTCTTTCTGCCAGCGCTCTCGACCTTGCCCGATTTTGAATACTTTGCTTGAGTGAATCTCTTGTAATGGTCTTAAGTTTCGCGCTCTTCGGCAACTCGCTATTGAACTTTTTAATTCGTTCGATAACCCTAGTAAGCTCCCCTTTATCCCCGCGACCTTGGGCAGCTCCAGCTTGTCTCAGAAGAGCTTGTCGAGTAATATTCCAATACTCACTAACTTCACGTTGAGCCATTATACGATCCCAAGTTCGGGACGTCCTAACGTTTTGATACCCACCACCTAGCGCAATGGCTTCCATCATTTGAGCGGGGTCGTTGAAGTCAAAGTTCACAATCTGGGCACCATTTCTGGTTTGAACACCTTGCCCTGAAAATGCCTGATAAGCTTTAGTCAGCGACGCCAAACTTCTCGGCATAGCTTTCTGCCATCTTTTGAGTTCATTCCACTCAAGCTGCCCATCTGTAATAGCTCGATAAATATTGAACCCTATACCGAAGGCTGCTCCCGAGGCTCTCTGCACGCTCTCACTAATCGCGCGGGTTTGATCCTTCTCCGGACCCAGTAAAATTCCAATATCAACAGGAGATATTTGCCCCAAAGAAACCGCACGTGAGCGATCAATCGTGGGGAACGGAACTCCCATCATATCCATCACTGCAGGAATACCGAAGCCTTCTCTGGCACTTCCCAGCAGGGCTAAATCCGCCACTCTGGGAGAGGCCCCAAGATGCTCGACCATAAATTCCCTGGCTTCTCTCTCTAGATCAAAATCCTTCCCGAAGAGCTTAAATGCGATCCCTTTCAAAATTCCCTTTAAGTCTTCAGCCCCTGGCAAAGCCATGAAGCCCCCGAGCATTCCCAATACCAAAAGCCCCCTCGCTGCAGTATCAACTCCTCTACCTCCCCCCACCAAGAACATAGTATTCTGGAGAAAGGTCTTAAAGATAAACACTGTGCGGAGCTTACCCCGGAATATCCTTGGCTGAGCGTAGTGCTGGTAGATATATTGGGTCGCCTCGACTGCATCCTTCGCCGTGACAAACGCGGCCGCTTCTTGTGGAGAGAAAGCTTGTCTTTGCACACTTCCCTGAACAAGTCTATTAAATTGCAAGCGATGCTTCTCCACAGAGTCCGTGACATACTTCGCATCTGGGTTATCCAACGCAAGCCTATAGGCAGCTCGGAATGTAACTCTTCGGTTGGTTTGTTCACTCAACTCAAAAAGCTTCATTCCCCAATTCATGACTGTTTGAGAGGTACGCCCAATCCGACTTCTAACTCCCGGCGAAAGATTATCCATCTCGGAGACCGCTGCAACTTCTGTAGTCAGCGCTTCCGTAATAATTCCTTCTTCAATAGCTTCATTCAGGGCCCGAAGTTCCGAATCATTTGTAACTCCTTTTAGCGTGGCTCTGCGGTAGTAAGTCGATAGGTTTGCCCCTGCTTTACTCATAGCAGACAAAGCGGGTAGTGTTCCGAACCGCGCCCCCAAGAAAGGGGTAGACCCGATCAACATTTGAGTTAAATTAATACCGGCCGCAGCAGGACTAAAACTAAGTGCCCAGAAAGCCGTAGCTACTCGAATCAGCGTAAAGTCTGGCTTGGGGTCCATGAAGTAATGCAAATGCTCACTCATGAAGTTCGCAATATTGACCCTTCGTTCTGGCGAAGCTAACCCTTTAGCCGAAGCTTTAACACTTCGAATCTCGTTCTGCAAGCGATCAAAGAACTTAATGCGAGCTAGGAAGTTACTTCCGTGGAAGAAATAATTCGCATACGCTCGTTTGAAATCTTCACTGTATCCTGGAGTTCTATTCTTTCGCTGAAACCTATGCTTGAATGACTGCGCTGGGCTTAGCTCAAACATTAGCTGATCGAGCATGGCTCGCTGCTGCCCAGATAACGCCAGCTTCTCGCCGATCTTCTGTAAAACCGGAGCAGGCATACCAGTCATGGGACTAGCATCCTCAAACATAATACTCTCAACTACTTCAGCGTTAGGGAATTGCTGTCGTAATAGTTCTGCTGCATTACCTCGCTTCTTACGAGTTTCTGTGGTTTCAAAGTGCAGAAGCTTCCCAGCTGCGTCAGTAACAGTAACTGTAAAATCGCCGAAGCGCATAGCAGGAAAGTAAGGCTGGCGCTGATAATTCGCAATTCGATCATTTACTTCTTTCACCCGTGCTGCTTGCTCTGCAGGATCAGCGATATTCTGAGCATCCTGTAGTAGCATGTCTCGATAGCGCCGAAGCATGTTATTGAAATCACTCTCAATTCGAGAGAAAATATCAACCATCTCCTGGTCCATATTGAAGTCTTGGGCCATCTGTGCCCGCTCTGCGGGACTTGGCAACCGTGCAGTTCCGGCATCTACTTCAACTTGAGTTCGATAATTCATATTCATATAATGATCGATGAAGTTTCCAAGACGAGCGCTTCTTAATCTTCCTAAGCGGTTCCACGCCTTGATGGTTGTTTGCGCCTCGTCCATAATCTTCATACGCTCAAGGCTCATGAGTTGGAAGAGTTCCCGATATCTCTGCAAGGGTTTAATGTGCTCGTTCAAATCAGCCAACTGGACTACGCTGATCGCATACTTGTAGAATTTATTGAACCTATCCATAGCTGCAATGGTAGCTCGACCGGCATCTCCTGCAGGATTTCCCATACTTTCATGAGCATCACGAATTAACCCCGTTTCGAACGTTTCAGGCTCCGCTGGAAACTCATTATGCCCCACTTTATTCATAGCATTCTGGTTAGCTTTTCGCGAAGTATCGAGAGCTGCGAGTGTGGTCTCATACGCGAAGTCGGGTTGCGAGACAAGACTGTCCAGCCATTCACTGAAAAGTTGCTCTGGCGTAACCTGATAAGCAAATCCTGCCCTGTTGAAGATTTTAAACGCGTTCAGTATTTTCTTCGCAATTCCCTTAAAGAAACTATCCACGAAGTTTAACGGAGTCTCTTGCGTAGTTGCCCATTTCGCAACTTGCTCGGCAAACCATTCCTCAAACCCTAGCCAATAATGTTTTTGCTCTGGAGCTAAACTCGCCACGCTACGATCGTTACGTCTGCGCACATCAAAGGAGTTCGTAAGAAAATTATCTCGCTTTCTCAGAAGCTGTGACATGCTGCTCGTAAATTTGTTTTGCAAAAGGAACGTGTTATAAGCCGCGTCCATTGCGAGCTTAACTTTCATCGGAGCCTTTTGATAGATCGTCTGGTAAATAATATGGCCAAACTCGTGCATCATTGTCGCGTAGACAGCAAACTCGTTCTCATGCGCGTTGAGCCAAATATTAATTCGGAAAGCTTTGTAGTCTCCGTCAGCCGTGCGCCACGAATCCATTCGTCCTAGCTGCCCTTGACTAGACTCTCGACTTCGTGGAACTATTTCAATAGGTTGATCAATTCCCATCTTCTTGGCAAGACTCTCCACAGCCGCGCCAAGCTTGCGAATAGCCGGCACCAAGTCCGCACCTTTCGAACTAACTCCACTCTGAGCATCAATATCTAAAGTCGCAGTGTTGATCCCACTCTCAACGGGAATACTAAACTGAGGCAATCCTTGCTGTAACTTCAACCCCATAGCTGGAGTTACGTCAACAAAAAAGAACCCCAACTCTGAAGCATCTACTGTCGTATTGTCTGCAAAAAGGGCTTGTCCTTTCTGGGAAAAAGCATCGCTTTTTTTAACTGGGAGGCTCGTAACCCCGGTAGGTCCGCCGAGTTTACGCGCCCATTTCTTCATAAGTGAAGGTAATCTTACCCCATAACGCTCCTTAAAGCTTTGTTGGGCTCCATCTCCTGTGTTACGAAATCGAGCATTTTGCACTTCTGGAGGAGTTATTGCAACTCTTTCAAAATCCTTCTCCCAAGCATACCGGAAGATTTTCTTAATAACAAGTTCTTCCCAAGAAGTCTTAAACGGCACATCTGGCACCGCTCCAAAATTAGGAATTGCCAATGCAGCTTCTCGCGCCTGTGCAAATTCTCTCTCCAGTTTAATAAATTGATTTGACGCGTCGAAATTCCCCATAAATTCTTGAATGCCTTTGCCCCTTGCTAACTCCAACGCAGCCAAAGGACTAGTATCAACTCCAATATTAAAGAACGCCGCGTCTAAGTATGGACTAATTTCATCTATAGAAACTCCTTTACTTTTTAGAAAGTTTTGTAAAGCAACTTCTGCTTGGGCTTGCGAGTTCTCAATCTCAAGAATTTTTACGGGGCTCATTTGGAAACCGTGTTTCCGCCCTTGTTGAACAATATCAGATTGGATTTCTTCAATAAGAAGGGTTTTCTTACCCTCAGCGTCAATCCAAGAACTCAACCTCGTATGAGCAAGTAAATCCTCTTCGGGAAAATGGGTTGACTCGAATTTTGCATCTTCAAATTTTCGTATATTTCTTACATGTGTGAGATAATTATTAAAAGCTCTTTTGTCCTCTACCGTAATAACTCCATCATCTTGCAGTTGCTGTAGTGCGTGAGCATTTCTTTCTGGATCTGTTCCAAAAAATCTCTCAACATCTAAAGTTTTGAAAGCGCCCTGCATTTTTTGCAGAACTTCTCGACCTTCTTGTTCTAGTCTAGTATTAGCAAGAGTTCGGCCCTGCCGTTGCTCTCTTGGATAAGTTATGAGAATTTCACTGTAGCCTTGAGAACCTGGTAAAGAATAATCTCTAAATTTCGCCCTTTTGCTATTGGTGTTCCCTACCTCGGATCGCATGAAAGTCTTGGTTACATCCGCAATCGCTTCTTCTTTAGTTCCATAAACACTTCCTTTTATTAATTCTCCCTCTTGAATTCGAGTTACTTCAAAAAATCGTCGACCAAAGGCTCTTTTTAACTCTCTTATTTCAACTCGGGCAGGTCCAATTTGCAAAGAAGTGCTTCCATCAGGATTTTCAATAAAGGGAACTTTTGGATCTTGAATATTTCCCCGCGTCACCTCTCTAAGCCGAAGCGACTGGGACTCAACATGAGCAATTAAATCACTCTTTAAGACTTTTCCTTTCTGAGCATCTAACCAAGCCGGAAGCGCCAAATGAGCCAATTCTTCTTTCTTAACTCCTGGAGCTTTCTCAAGTGTCGCTCGTATTTGCGCCGGCGAAGCCCGATTAGGAATTTTTTCATCAATCACCTTCTGGATTTGCGAGAAGAACCCAGCAATTGGATCGCCCGCTGCTAAACTTTCCAGAGCTACTGACTGACTAGACTCTTGTCCAGTATCGGCGTCGAATTGAGAATCCGGATTTTGAAGAGCCTCACGGGCAATCTGCTCCGCCTCATGAACAGCTAAAGGATCAACTCCTTCTTCAGCAAGAAGCTCCCCTACTCGAGTATGCGTCGAAGTATTAGGCTGATCTCCGACTTCAATGGGTTCAACTTGTGGTGGTGTAGTTTCTGCAAAAGCTTTAGTTGCTGCCTCATCGAGTGGAGTACTAATTCTATCCGGAATTAGCCCTGTAGCAACTCCCATACCACCACCAACAACGAGACCCCCAATACCGGCAGTGACAATTCCTTCAAGGTTGTCTAGAGTCCAGAACGGCTTGTCCGCCTCGATGCTAACTGCGGCTTCCTTAACCACTTCTTGGGCAGCTTCTGTAATACCTTCAGCAGTAGCAAACTTACCCCCTTCAGCAGCCATCCTACCAGCCAGAGATCGGGCCGCTTGACGCTTAACTTCATTTAACCCTCCCAATCTAGTAATAACTCCACCAATAGGAAGAGCATCCAAAGCCGTCATAATCGGACCTGCAATAAGCATAGCCTCAGCGGCGTCTTTAGGAGCAACCCCAGCATCAACTAGAGCTGAACGCACTTCGCCAAAGTTCAACAACCCACCACCTGTGAGGCCACCTACACCCGCCCCGATCACAGCTCCGGCTGGACCCGCAATTAAGCCTCCTGTTCCGGCACCCACGGCTGCGCCTGCAATAGGAGCTGCTAAACTCCCCGTACCCGCACCAGCGATCTCGCCCAGGAAAGTTAAGCTTTCATCAAAAGAAGAGAGGTCTCGTAGACGCTTAGCTCGCAAACGTTCATCCCCGTCGGGAGCATCAGCCAAATCCTTGACACTTTTGCTAAAGCTTCTTAACGTATCACTTCCTGTCAGATCCGCAAACCCTTCAAGAGTGCTCGCTACGAGCTTTGGATTTCCATCAAAAATTTGTTGCTTAAGCCCACGCATAAAAGCGTTCGGACCATCAGCATCTTCAGGAACTGGAGCAACTTGCGGGACTTCTCCCGTCTCAACTGGAGCTGCAATGTGAGGTTGACCTTCAAACGGGTTCCCCTCCACAGGAGTCAGAGACCCTGCGACATCCGGAACTTCGCTAAGTATAGGGTCTTGAGCAGCTTCAGGAGAATCCGCAAAAGGATTGAAATCAACGGGCGTCAGAGTTGTCATTATCCCACCTTAAAAAATTGTCCGCTACCAGCAGGTTGCTCAACATACCAGTTCCCATCAGGAGCTAGACGAGCACCCGGTACTGGAGGTGCAAGTTCCCCAGGAACGGCCGGAGCGCCAGCAATTGGCGCCGAGTTTGGATCGCTTTTCAAACTTTCAAGAAAACCTCTTCGCTCAGCTTGCCATTGTTGAATAGCTTTTTGTAACTGAAGAGGATCGGCTTTGACTTCAGTCGCGGCCGTCGGATTAAGATCTCGAGCTTCAAGCCACTTATCAAAATCCTGTTTGGCTTGTCGCTGCTTCGTCAACCTCTGGGAAAGTGTGAGACTGGTTCCAATATTGGTGGCTTCCAAGACTTTGGCGTCCGCTGATCTCTGCGAAGCTTGAGCCCGAACCGCAGATGATGTGGCCGCTGTCGTACTTGCATCAGCTCTTTGTTGCGCGAGAGCTTGAGTATCTTGCGCTTTCTGAGCATCGATTTCTCCCTGAGTTACCCTATCCGCCGCCTCGAAACCTTGACCCAGAGCTTGGCCGATTTGACCAACTTCACTCTGGCCAAAAGGTGTTGGTTGCATAAGAGCAATCCCAGCTTGCAAGAGGCCCGACCTAAATTGAGGCGTGCCAACAGTTTGCGCAAGACTTTGTCCAATTGTAGGTTCCATTACGCACCTTCATTGCCCAGAGCTTCAAGAAGCCGCAGCACATCAACAGGTTGTCCGCCCGCGCTAGAAAGAGCTTGCAAAATTCCCGTATCTGAAATCGGCCGAGCTGTTGGAGCTGCTGGACTCCGCACTGTTTGAGCCTTAGGAGCGGCCGGGGCTTGTACTCCACTAAGCGGATTTCTCGGATCAGCCGGAGTTGGGGCAGCCCCAGGAGCAAAAGCATCTCCTCCATCATCCGGAGTGAAGCCCCCAGGAGCAAGTTCTCCTTGCGGACCCGCTGCGCGTCTTATCGGATTTCCTGGAGGAGGGGCAATCCCGCCAGTATCTGGACTCAAAAAACTCCCGATTGGGGGAATCGCTCCAGATCCCTCAATCTCCGGGGCTCCTGTACTTAACGCATCTCCAATTGCACCACCAACAGGAACCCCCATTGATTGTAAAGGCTTTTCCTTAATCAAACCCCCCAAGGCTCCGCCAATTTTCAGCATTTCCAGCACCGAGGGAAAGCCCTCGCTAGTATCGACACCAAACGGATTCATCATAATTAAGTTCCTTTACTATCCGAGAAGTAGGGAAAGAAGAGCACCGCCACCAGCACCTACACCCGTTCCGATTGGCCCAAATGCAGAGCCAATAGAAGCCCCAGCAGCCGCACCCCCAAGAGCAGAATTAAGTTTCGAGGTTTTCGGTTGACTTGCTGTTGTAGTGATGCTTCCGCCAGGTACGCCTTGAGCGGTATTGAAGAGTTGTTGAGCAGTAAGCAATGGAGCCAACTGATCGAATTGCTCTCTAGAAATCTGTTCCCCTAGAAGGGCTTGTTCGAGAGCTTGTCGAGTATCCCCTACAGCTCCAGTTGTAAGTCCTGGTTGAAGTTGAGCTGCACTCAATCCGGGGATTAAAGCTTGCTGGCCCCGAATAGCATCTAAGCCCTGTCCAAATGCAGTCGATTCTAGACCAGCTTGTGCCCCTAAAGATTGGCGTAAAGTAGCTTCGGCCAATTTACCCTCAGCTATACCTTGCCGAGAGCCGCCGAACTGTCCACTTCCCACCGCTTCGTTGCGAATATTGAGACCTTCACCCAACTCGGTAGCTTGTCGAACAGCTTCGTCCCCAATAAACTGAGACCTCTCACGAAGTGCTGGATTCGAGTCTGCAAACAATACGTCCGCACCACTATCTCCAAGAAGGAAATTAACTCCAGCCGCCCCAGAAGTTACAAGGTCTTGTTGAGCACCCCTCGCCCCCAAGGCTTGATCTTGAGCTTGAATTTGCAAGGGATCAAACCCAGCAACTCCACTAACTGAAGGAGAGGTTAAACTCCCCCCTCCAAGTAAATCCTCAAACAACTTCAGCTGCTGGTTTCCCAACGAGCTAGCCTGCTGCGCTCCGGGAGCCAAATTGGCTTGAGTTGTTTGCTGTTGTGGGGTATCATTTCCACCACCCATTTCAACTATCCTTTAAGACTTTAACAGGTCTTGCCACGCTAATAGTAGCGAATTCAAACCCAAGGGGTTTCAGGAGTTTTTCCCAACCTTTGCGTCCAACTATCTCAATTCGGGTCGCGCCAGCACTCGCGGCGAACCTATCCATAACAGTATCTAGATTTCCTAACTGAGAAACGACTTCACGACCAAACATCCAAAATAACTGCACCGTCTTCCCGGCAGGAACCTCAAACACTCGAGTCATGAAAAGCGCATGAACTGCGTCGGAGGAAGACACACCCCAAAGTTGAATAAATCCGCTTTGAAAACCTTCCATTAATGCCAATTTGGAATACATCGAATCCCATAAAGAAGTATCAGCTTCCAAAGCTTCATCGATCGAGGGCCAATGGGCTTCAATTTGCTCCCCGGTATATTGAAAAACTTCCGAAACTTGTATCATAGTTTTGCCCAAGCTCCTGCAACTCGCCCGTAGAATCCCTCACCAGTGCCGCCAGGATTCCAATTTGTCCCGTCGGCATAGACTATCATGCCATTCCGGGGTTTTGCAGGCTCCGCATTAAGCACCGAAAGCCGGCTGAATGAAGTCTCGTTAAAACTGTCTGCAACCTTATCAAGTTCGGTTTTAGCCCAAAAACCCAATTGCTGCGCGTCTTCTTCTTCTATCTCGGGTGCAGATTCCGGAACATAACCAACATCACTCATTAGTATTCTCCATCCAGGTCACCTTCGAGACGATATCCTGTAATTCTGAAAGGAACGCTGCCAGTAAACTCAATTGCTACGGCGCTTCCACTTCCAATACAATCCACGAATTTCTGAGTAGAGGGGTTAAATATTTTAGTGGGACTCCAGGAGACCGGGCCATCTGGGAGATCTTGAAAACCAACTCGAACATTGATCGGGCCGCCAGACCCTTTTATCCAAACTCGTGAAACAAACTTTCTTTGATCGAAGTCAACAATCCACTGCCCATTTCGTTTCCGTCCGACGATCCCCAAACCAGTTCGCTGCAAGGTGGCCTCAAAAGCTGCGCCATCAAAAGTACTACCGGAGTCCAGCTCAATAAACTTAGTATTAGCCGGATCGCACGTAATAACTTTTCGACGAGAACTTGTAGCCCAAGGTCCTTCGATACTATCCCACGCCCCTACAACCGTCGCCCAGGTATCGCTCGTCGCAGACTCAATAACGCCTTCCGCTGCATTTCTAAAGTTAATTTCAACCTCAGAGATAGCACCTTTAGCGCCTTCTCGATAATTCCAAACAATAGCTCTTGAAGGGTGCGTTTGTCCACTTTCGGGAAAACAGAACCAGACTTCATCTTGACGAGGATTAGTGAACATGAAGCTATTCAAGAAATTGTTCGTGTCGATCTCATTGAATAAATATTTCTTGTAGCGCTTATCTAAAATGGACTCAATGCTTGCTCCGTTATGCACGGCAATATCATCTTGCGTCGCTACGACATGACGAGTTCCATCGCCCGTAATTGTCACACATCTCGGGGCTAAGATCCCCGAAGTCTCCCATTTCGTTTTATTCCCGAAAACAAACCGGCCCCCACGTATAGAAATCTCCCAAGTAGATCCTGCCTTATAGACGAACATCCGCCCGCCCAAGGGAAGCGCCTCTAGGATAATTCCAGCATTAACATCCGGGAGGTCAAATTCTCCTGCATCTCTAGTCGCATCTGTAACGTCCCAAGAAACAGGAACTGCGCCAGGATCGGCAGGGTGAGACCAACGAACTAGATGAGGAAACCGGGCACTTACACTATCATCAAAGATATTAAAGGCCATTAAATAAGGACCAAAAGCTCGAATAATTGCAGCTAGGTCTCCAGACGGCCAATTTGTCAAATCTTGCAACACTTGAGAAGTGCTATACGAGGACCAAAATTGAGGAGCATCTGTACCACTATTCAAGATAGGCACGCCACCCAAAACAGTCCCATTCCACTCTCGGCTATTACTTGGCGTATAGGCTCCACTTGCTCGAGTAATGTTTGAATGAGAACTTCCATCATACACATAAGCCGCAGTCAAAGAGGTGTACAACCAAAAAGTTTGTGAAACGTTAGCGACTGGAATTGTAAAATGGGGAGCGATTCCTGGCGTCCCAAATTGCTGAGCCCGACCAGCAACCCGCTCAACCCCTTTATTGTCGAATCGAATATTGTTACCAACTCCCCAAGCTTCGGGTTCAAGTTGATAATCTTCAACATCTCGAATAACCCCTAGCGCTGAGAGGTCATTAATTTCTGGTGCTGGCAGGTCTGTCATCTTTACATCCGAAAGTTGAATAAGCTGCGTTATGCCGTTGGATACTTGTAACGTCTTTAGCTCGACTTTTCGCTTGTGAAAATGGAATAGGTTCAAACGCCCTACAAACTACCGCCTTCCCGATCTCGCTCTTTTGGCTTTGTGTGAGCTTGATCGCCCCAGTTGTCTTCGTTCCAAGGATCGTCTCGCACCCCAGAAGGAGAGGTATCAACACTCCTACGAGCAAGAATAGCTTCATCTCCTAACTTCTCCATTCCTTTCATAAGCTCCTGGAAGCGATCTTCTTGCTCCTGCGCTTTAGCGATCTCTCGATAGAATATCTTGATAAGCTGCAACAAAAGCAAGAAGATACGCAACTTTACCATGTTAGAGCCGGACGACCGGGGCGCTCTCGCCAATCGGAGTCGTCGTGATATAGCGAAGTCCGGCATTTGCCAGAGCAACGATAGTCATTGCGGCAATTTCGCCGACTGCTTCGATCCAGTTGAATCCAACCGCCCATTGCAGAATTGCCGTCAAAGCCACAATTCCCACATTAACCAGAATAGTTCGCCAACCTTTCATCTCTTAGCCTTTCTCTAATAAAATAGCAGGAGTAAACCCGCCGGTTTTGGCCCAAGTAAGCAATTCAACGTGCGAAGCATCTAGGCCTAAATCCTCCGCAGTAAACTTAACTTCTTCCGGAACGCCAGGAACTGGCTCAAGCTCGCCATCATCTTCTTTTTGAGCTGCCAAAATATCGACATAGAATGCTTTCGAAAGAGTTGCAATATCGCTTGAATGATCTGAGGGGTGATTGACAATAGCTCGGGAACCCAACCAATCCTGCCCGTCGTCATTGAAGTAAGTTTTAAAGGAGTGTCCTTTTCGAAAATCCCCATCGATCATACCTTGAACAGCGATAGCTGCGCTAATCTCGGGATCGAGTGCTAAATCAGGATTATTCACCAAATCAACTCCAAGCTTATTTCCTTGGATAACGTAGTTATCATACCACGTCAGTTGAATAAGCCCACGTCCATAGTAACTTTGCCCCGTTTTGGGATGAGGGAGGGCATAATTAGTGCGAATCCGGCCTGCCTTGTAAAGTCGGGTAACGTGGGCAATAGCCGCCTCATCATTTACCGCGTAACCTTCGCGAACAGGTTGCATACGTCCGCCGACTTCCCAATAGATTTGCCCTAACGAATTAGCAACCCAATCAACACGCGGACTAGAAACTTTTTTCCACTCCTCTAAAATGCTAAGCATTCCAGAAACTTGACTCCCAGATAGCCGACCCGGAAATGGACCATGACGAACACCATCGAAAAATTTCTTCTGATCAAGCATTACTTACTCTCATTGAGTTGATCGATCTTTGTTTCTCTCATTGAGTCGATCGATCTTTGTTTCTATTCGATTCACTGTTTTTGCGATATTATTTTGGTTAGCCTCTAGCCGAGTTACTCGTTCACCTCGTGCAAAAGTGTTTGCTCGAAAAACTTCAAAGTTATTAACTCGTTCCTGAATTGTTGCGGCCCACCAGAAAGCCCCAATAGTTTGAATAACAAGTGCAATAATCAAAGCAAGTGGAACTCGCTTATCTAAGTGCCAACCAGGATGCTCAAGATCATCTTGTAGCTTTACCATCTGCTAAACTATCCTCATTCCTAGGCTTCATCCCACGTCATCATTAGAGCTCGGCCACGAATACCGGCAGAAGACCAAGTGCAAACGGGAGCTGCTGGTGTTTCCCCCGAAGCAACTAAAATACCAGCAGTAGTGTTGTTATAA